AAAATTGTTCCGTCTGCCAACCGTTGCCAGCGCCGGACTTTTGGCTGCACATACCACGGATGCGATGACCCATTCGATCCGCTGCGTGGATGACGCCGGGACTGTGTTTTATATCATGGCGACGACAACTTCAAGCAACCGGACGGGCGGAGCCTAATGCAATCGCTTACCCATGAGGATCTGCAAAAACGCAAGGCGGAACTACAAACCGCCTTGCAGCAGGTCCTTGAAGAAGCACAACGTTTATCTGGTGCAATCCAGTTGTGTGATGCGCTTATCACGGAAATGGATGCACAAGACGACAACAAGGAGAATATGAAATGACAGTAGCAACGACTTTAACTGATCAGCGCGGGCTGTTCAAGATCAAACTGACCGGCGCAGCCTCAACTGCAAATGCAGGTCTGGGCTATGTCGCAAATCCCGAAGGTGTGAAGCTCGGGATCCTGCGCACCTATTTCTATGCCCGCACGGGTTCCACTGGTGCGGCAAATCTCGATGTGGGTGTGACCACCGTTTCTGCCAAAGGCACGGACATCCTTTCGACTTTTGATGTGATCCAGGCAACTGTGGGTGCAAAGCTCTTCTATTGCCAGGCTGTGCCTGTCAATGAGACAGAAGATGCAGTGGTGTGGGCAGCAGATACCTACATCACGTTCACCGGCTCAGCCACCACGGTGGGTCTCGATGCCGATCTGTATGTCGAGTACATAAGACTGGCGTGACCCCACCCCTAACCCCTCCCCATTTGCACCTAGCGGCAAATGGAGAGGGGAAAGAGAGTTGTAAATGACTGCAACCGCTTCCCAGATCTCAAAGGTACGCCGAATGGTGGCTGAAGCCACCGAGGCAACGTACAGTGATGCAATGATACAGGGCTACATCGAGGCTTATCCGACGATGGATGAGAACGGTGAAGCCCCGCGTGTGCCTTCCACCACTACGCCAGGAGAAATGATGGCGAACCCGGACTGGACCGCAACGTATGACTTGCATGCTGCCGCTGCAGCGATCTGGGAAGAAAAAGCAGCACTCCTTGCCCCAAATTATGATTTTTCCGCGGACGGTGGAAGTTACAGCCGGTCGCAGGCACACAGCCAGGCGATGCAGATGGTGCGTTTCCATCTTTCGAGACGCAGCCCCGGCACGATCACATTGATCCCGGACAAGGCACGGGAACGAACCTACGAGACGAACTGATGACACTACTCTTTTCAGCCGAAGAGCTCGCCAATATGAGAACGTCACAGACCGATCACATGATGGATATGTGTGAGGTGCTGTCGTATACCGCAGGCACGGCGAACGAGTACAACGAGCAGGACGCTCCCACCTACCCGACCACCTACGTTGGAATCTGCGGGCTGGATATGCGCCCAGGTTTGGAACGGCACGGCGCAGACTTTACGACGATCCAATACGACGGGACGCTGCGCCTGCCGATCGGCACCCAGGTGAAGGAAACTGACAGGATCCGTGTGTTCGAACGATTTGCAGAGTTCCCAAACGATCTGACATATGAGATCGTGGCATCCATCCAGCGCGGTCCATCGGGCATCCGCCTGCAGCTGAGGAAGATCGTCACATGAGCAGAAAATACACGATGCCCCAATTCAGGGAAGCGCTGATGAAACTCGGTGACGATATGCGCGGGAAGGTGCTTGAAAAGGCTGCGCTCGCCGGTGGAATGGTGATCGAAGGAGCTGCGAAGATCAATATCAACGACACATTCAACCAGCCGACCGGGAACCTGAAGAACAGCATCACCACCCGCGTCGTGAAGTCGGACAGTGATTCCGTGACCGTGCATGTAGGTCCATCGGATGTGGAATATGGTCGCATCCAGGAGCTGGGCGGCGTGATCAAACCGGTGAAGGCGAAACGATTGCACTGGGTGGACGAGGAAGGCAGGCATCTTTCAGCGCTGGCTGTGACAATACCTGCACGTCCATACCTGCGACCTGCGGTCGATGACAATGTTTCCGAGATCACAGGCGCGGTCGGTGAGAATTTGCGGATCGAGATCGAGGGTGCAGTATGAGTGATATTTTGTCCAGCCTGACTTCCTTTCTGCTCTTGGATGCAAACGTCACCGCACTGGTAAGCACACGGATCTATCCCGAGAAGCTGCCAGCCGGGTCCACGGACAACCCCACCACGATGCCAGCACTGACTTATCAGCTGATCGACGAACCCGTGGGCACCACGCACGACAATAACCAGACCTTCAAGGCACGCATTCAGCTGGATGCATGGGGCGGCAGTTATAAATCTGCTCATTCCGTTGCCGATGCGCTGCACACATCCATGCAAGGTTATCGAGGCGCAATGGGATCCGTCCACGTGGGGGGGGTCTTCCGGCAGCGCAAGACGGATGACAGCAATGCCGACGTCGCATTGTTCCGAGTCAGCCAGGACTATATGATCAACTATCACCAGGAGTAACCATGACCCAAATTCTATTTATTCTCGCATTGATCTGTTTTGCCATCGGCACAATCCCAGCCGCGGCTGGGATGCTAAACATCAACTGGACCAATGCGGGTCTGGCGTTTTTGACGCTAACGCTCCTGTTAGGATAAAGAGGTGAACGATGGTAAAGAAAACCGTTAAACCAACCAAACAAGACGAGGAACCGGCGCCTGTCAAGCCGGAGAAACTCTACAGCGTGGAATCGTGGAAGGGTGTGAAGGAAGTTTACAAGTGCGCCAAATGTGGAACATTCCGGGACGATAAAAGTGCGCTGTTCGAGCATATCCTTCTGCACTTTCCAGTCATTGAACAGGAAGAAATATTGAATCAATTAGTACAGGAGCTAACCCATGGCATCCAATAAAGTGAAAGTCCTTCAAGCCGCAACCACAATCGCAAAAACGACCGAGACTGTGATCGGGGCAGAGATCGATACCGGGCATTATGATTTCATTAGTTTGCTCGTATCCTACACTAAAGGCGATGAAACCGGGCTGAATATCTATCCCTATTTTCTGTACGCCACAGCGGGCACGGAATATCCGCTGGTTGAGTGGGCAACCGCTGCAGGTGTGTATACTGCCACGGCGCAAAAATTCCAGATGACCGCGACCGCCAAACGGGCGATCACACTGGATGTGCGCGGGGTGGCTTTCGTGAAGTTCTACCAGGGCGGGTCCAATAACGATGGCACTCCCACCGGAACGCTCGCAGCTGCATACATACTAAAATGACCCAGAAGACGCCTTCCGTAATTCGCAGTTATGTCATGACCCTGGCGATGCCGTCGAGCGTGATGTCCGATGTGGTTCAGCCAGCGGGCGCATCCGACACCACCGCGCCGACGGTTGTAGATGTATCTTCCTCAACAGCTAACGGGCAATATGCGGCGGGTTCGGTGATTGCCGTAACAGTGCAATTTACCGAAGCGGTAACGGTCACAGGTTCGCCGCGCATCCAATTTGAAACAGGGACAACGGACAGGTATGCGACCTATGCTAGCGGGAGCGGCGGAACAACGCTGACATTTAACTATACGGTTGTGGATGGGGATTATGCAACTGATTTGGATTATGTTGCGACAGATTCGCTTGGACTGAACGGCGGATCAATCAAGGACGCTGCGGGAAATGATGCTACGCTAACGCTTCCATCTCCCGGTGCAACTCACTCGCTTGGGGCAAACAAGGCAATTGTTATATTTACCGTCATGTCACGTACACCTCATACATGGATTAGAGCAGATGCAGGGACATTTGAGGATGCCGCCCGAACAACTCCTGCCGCAGACGACGGAGATACTGTCCTGGGACTGGCAGACCAGAGCGGACACGCCTATCATTTCTCGAGGGCGTCTGGTGGAGTGGTGCTTAAGACGAATATCCAAAATTCCCTGCCTGTTCTGCGCGGAGATGGGGCGGCGACTCATTATCTATCGACATCGCCAACGGCATTTAGCGCACTCGGTAACCGGACGCTTTATGTTGTTGCGAAATGGGGCGGGAGTAATTTCGACTGGATTTGGGATGGCTCATCGGGTGGGCCGACAGCTGCATCGGAGCTCGCTGTACAAACCGCGACATGGTCGATTGCCGCTGGAACTCGACAGACAGGCGGAACCGCTTCCGTCGCTTTCAAGGTTTTTACTTTCCAGTTCAATACAGGTGGAAGCGATATTCTGCGGGTCAACGGCGTGGAAGTTATCAATGCCGCAGCTGGAAATGGAACAGATACCGGCTGGACGCTGATGGCGCGGGCTGATGGGGGCGGTTCGCTGGCTGGCGATTGGGGTGAGACGATTGTCATATCTGGGTTGGATGATGCTACTCAAATTTTGAGAATGGAAACACTGCTTGCCGCCCGCTGGGGCATAACTTTTTAGGTTCCCAGGCGGTCTATGCCGTTCCGTCTGGGAGTTCGACTAATAGCGGTTCAATCAATTCTCCGCCGAAACGTGCAGGATTATTGGAACGACACACAAACGCTCGATATCACCGCCGGGCATATCACGGTGAACATGCAGGCAGTAAATCGGACAGTGGAAACACCAGTTGGTTGGACAGCCCCGGCGACCACGTTCCCGCAA